GTAGCCAGAAATCTTCCAACATTGACATATGCTTACGATCATCTCTAATCTGACCAGTATCTGCATCATATACAAGTTTATTACGGTAACGAGCCATAATATCTTTCATATATGTTTCAGCTTTACCACGTGGTAAGTTACCAACATCAATATAGAATATACGACGTTCTGGTGCTCTTGCTAGTCTGTAGATAACAAGAGAATCCTCCATCATTCTAAGTTGGTTGATTGGTTTTAATGCTTTATGTAGATGTGATATAACTCTTTTACGATCAACATCTAAAAGTCCAGATGTTACATAAGAAATAGAATCACCTGAAATTTTTACACCAGAGTTAGTACCACCTGGTTTTTCTTGGTAGATATAAAACTCATCTACTCTTTCAACAATAGAAGCACCTGTAACTGGATCTTTTTTCTTCTTGACTTCTTTTACTTTACGGATCTTTGCTGAATCAATTGGTCTAATTTCTTGAATACCAGATTTTAGATTATTTTCATCAACTACCAAGTGATGATAAATTCTACCATCAATATACCAACGTCTAAAAATATCATGCCCTAATTCAGTAAAATTAAGCATAGAGCAAACATTATCAAATTCTTCTATAATTTGTTTCTTTAGTGCATCACTTAAATTATCTACATTATCAAGAGATAAAGAAACTGGATTCTCGTTCTCTGAACCAGAAATAGCTTCGTTAACAATATCTTCAATTGCAGCATCAACCTCAGGGTGAGTAGCAACAGCACGATATTGTCTAATATTAGTTAAATTATCTTTTGCGTGTGATTCTCCACCAACATCAACATAAGTACCGTAATGAGCACCGGCAGCAGTAACATAACCTGCACCATCTTCGTCAACTGGTGGAACAATAGAACGTAGCTTTTCAGAGGACTTTTCTTTAGCCCTTTTTATCTCAAAACCAAAAATCTTTAAACTATCATCAGCCATGTTCGTTCCCAAAATTCGTATTAAATTAAGAGGGGCTTTCGCCCCTCTACTTTTTATTTATACTACTTTATGTAGTAGTTGCTGCTTCCCAGTATTGTACTTGGAATTCAACAGTAAATCTTTCAATCTCGTTTTCTGAAGCATAGTTCAGATCAATTGGAGATACTGCTGTTGGGAAACACCCACGGAAGTTATAAGTTTTTAATGTGTTACCATCTTTACCAAGTTGTTCTACAATTAGATCAGCTTCGTAATCAACAGGGTTTGTAAGACCAGTGTTAGCTGAATGGGCATTCATACCATTCATCCAGCGTTCCATAGCATTACGAACATTAAAATCTGTATCGTTAATAATGGTTGGTGACCATGTATCAAATGTACGATCACCTGCCATTTTTAACTGACGTCCACGGAATGGAACTGTAATTGTTCCTAGTGTAGAAGCAGGCAATTGTGCTGCTTCACACAGAAATGATGTTAATTCTACATCACCTCCTGCATAAGCCGGAAAGTTAATGGTCGCTTTGAATAAATTCGGTCTAGCGCCACCGCCTCTCAATTTGGCTTTGAAATCATCAACTCCTAAAATAGCCATTTGTTTTCTCCTCTGACGCTATTATACCAATTGTGTACCAGCAACTTCTTCAAAGTCCACACCTGATCTAACAGCTACAAAGTTAAGAGTAATGTAGTTGATTGAACGTGCAGGTTTGATGAAGATGTTCGCTACAAACTCATTACGATCTACAATTGCAGCCGTATTGTTTGTATCATCGCATACTACTCTAAAGTCTGTAATACCACGACGCCCTTTGATTTCTCTTAGGAATGGTTCTACAATATTTACAAACTCCGCACGGGTGAATTCGTCGTTGAATTCAAACAGTGTGTTTCTTGCAGCAAGTGAAATTGCTCTTTCAACAACATTAAACAGGCGTCTTACATTGATTCTATCAAATGCTGATGGTCTGTTTAAATATGTTTTATCACCATATAGCAAAATACCTTGTCCAGGTAGATTTGCAATTGGGTTTAGTCCAGCTTTATATAGTGTATCTCTTTGTGACTTGGTTGGTGTGTATGCCAAACCTGCAACTCCAAGATATGTACCTCTGCGAGAACCAGCTGGTGAGAACCATGGTCCTGCATTTAGATCAGCTGCAGCCATAATACCTGCAGTAGAACCAGACGCTGGAATATAAATGTATTTATCGTTATACTTGTCGTAAACTTTTAGCCAGTTATTATCAACAAATAGGTATGAACTTCTTGTATAAGCATCAGCGTCTGTAACTGAAGCAGATACTGGATCTGAGTTATTCACTACAGAGTTTTTAGCTGGTGAAGTAATTACAACTGCATCTTTACGAGAGATTGCTGTTGCTACCATATCGTCTACAACTGTTTCTTGATCACTTGCTGATGTCATACCAGGAGCAATCATAAAGTCAACTTCAATTGTATCTTTATCGTTAAATTCATCTAGTGCAGTAAGAATATTACCAGTTGTTGGTGCTGTACCATCAGAACCACCTGCTAGCGAAATATCTGCATTAGAATCCATAACTGCATCAACACGAATATAATCAGACGCTCTGTTGATTACTTCTTTTAGATAGTTTGTAGAACCATCTGATAGTTCTGCACCCGCATCTGTTGATACATAAGCATATCTTTCTAGGACTGTACCAGATGTACCAGTAATAACACCATCTTCGTCAATAACAAGAACATGACGTTCATTGCCTGTTGGTGCTCCGTCAAACTCTGCTTTATATGTAGAGTTCCATCCTGTCCATGTGGTTGGACCAGAAGCAACAACTTGTAGTGAATTACCCAATGTACCTGGATATTTTGCAAGTACTGAAAGACCTGCACTGTCTGATGAGAAGCCGTCCCAAGCATCATCATTTTTAATTAGTCTTGCAACACCGGCGCTATCAGCTGCGTTAGTAGCATCTGAATTAATAGCACGTGAAACTTGCAAGGCATTAGAGTATTTTAAGAAACTTGCTGCGTTTAAAAAATCTACAGCATGTGTATCGTCTGGTGCTCCAAAGCGAAAGGCAAGATTACCCTCGTTATCAATGAGAGTTGCATCTTCGCATGGACCCCAGCGGAATCTACCTGCATATGCGCCAGTTGTCGATTGTACGTTAGGCACACCGCCTGTTAAATCAACTTCTTTGACGACAATAGCTGGTGACTGTGATGGTGTACCGATTGCCATATTTGTTTTCCTTTTCCAGTAATCAAATTATATGTTCTACATAATAAGGATTTTTTCAATTGTAACTATTTATAATTTTTCAAATCCTGGATTATATGGGAATATATCTACATCTAAAGACCACGGTGCTTCAGCATTTCTTTGTGCTTCTTGTTGTGCAACATATTCACTACCATCATCTATAAAACCAAATGGTAGTACATCTTCTTCAATTTCTTTCATTCTTTGTTGAAACATCACTTCTTTCATATTAATATCTGTTAGTTCAGTGAAATATGAACTAGTTGCAAAATAACCAAACATAACTAGATTCATCATTAAATCATCGTGGTTACCTTCTGAGGCTTCAAATGATTGGCCCTTGGCAACAAATGTAGATATTTCAAGTATTGTATTCTCATCACTAATATCTAATTTATTTTCTTCTAATATATCTTTTATACCAGAACAACCAAGACGTTTTACCTTGCGGTTCATTTCTATACCTAAAGAATTTGCTTTTACTGATGATTCTAAGTGTAGATTTTCATACTCAAAATCATAGTAAATACCATTACAAACAACAGTACCTTGATCATTAGATTCAATTATTACATATGCTTGATTGTAAACGGAAGCATACTTATATATAATATTAGGGAAGAGTATTGGAGATATAAGGTTATTGCGATATACAGCAACCTGTTTAAAAGGCCTAGTACTGATATCGATCACATTAAATGTAGAATAATCCTGTCCTCTTCCCTTCGATACATCAACAGTCATAATATATTCATGACCTTTTATAGGTTCTTCATAGATATAGACTGAATTACCTTCTAATAATCTTAAAGGTGGCTTTGCTCTTAAACCTAATAAAGTTTCTGCATTAACGAGAGTATCACCAGTTCCAAAGAATGTATTACCAAATTCTTGATCAAACTGTAATTGACTTGTATTGGAAATAGTTTGTTGTTTCCAGTTTTCATCTCGACCTGGAACATCCCACCAGTCAACTCTGTACGGTTTAAACTCATTTACACCTTGAGTAGCACCTTCCCATATTTTATGGAACTGATTACCAATACCATTAGCAGTTGATGTAATAATAACTTTAGTATCTTTACCAGATGAAACCACAGGATATGTAGATGTATAAAACTCAGCAGCCCTCTCAACAAATGCAAACTCGTCAAGATATAGTAAGTTTACGGACATACCACGAATTGATGAACCGCTTGTCGCAGCCGCAATTATGCGAGAGTTGTTCGAAAACTCTATTGAACCTTTGTTCAGTGCTTTACAACCAGGCTGCAGAAAGAATGGTAGGTTCTCAAGCATTAAAGTAACACGAGCCAACATTTCTCTGGCTGTAGCACCTTTATTTGCTAGAATAGCAA